TTATTCATTCAATCACCTTTCATTTTATGTATTTACTTATGGCTGTTCTGGCCACTGAATAGTCCAAGGGAAGCCTTCTTGCTCAGACATGTCACGAAGTGCTTGACGATATGTAGCCCACGCCGCTTTATCAGCAGTTGAATCTTCCAATTGTGTCCAATCGGATGCAGTCAGTCTTTGATTACGTGTCTGACGAACAGCACTTGCTTGCTCGGCATCTTTTCTTGCTTTATATTCTGCTTCTTGTTCAGCAGCAGTTTTACCTTCAAAGTCCGTAAAGACTGGTCCTAGTACATACTTAGTGTACCACTTTCCATCTTGTGCTTGTTCAATACCAGAAAATTGGCTGTATTGATATACTGTGCCACCAGTTGCTTGTGGTCCTTCAAATACAGAATCAATGCCATTTGCTTCCATCCACTCAAGAGTAATTGGAAAAGGAGTGTGTGGTATAGTGCCACGCAGAGCTTGATCTGTTGGAAAATATTCGCCTGTTGATTGTAATCTATATCCCATGATTGTTTCCTATTGAAAAATTGTTTTATGCGATTGCCCAGAATATGTATCTTGGATTTGATAATTGGACATTTCCATTGACATTACCTGCCATGACTATATCATTTCCATATGTAACAGACACTAAATTATCAGCACCAGCACCGCTACCAGTGGACCAAGTAATTCCATCATCGGATTGACCAGTTTCACCACCAGATGCAACAGCAATAAATCGATTTAGTGCCCAAACAATATCATTTATGGCATTACCAGCTAATGCGCCAGAACTTCGTGAAGTCCACGTTGATAGATCAGTGGAAGTCAATATCACTCCAGAATCACCAACAACTACGTATATTCCGTTATTATATTCAGAACTGTTCAGATCAGTTGCGACACCGGATGTTCTAGTTGTGAAGTTTACTCCATCTGACGATGTTATAATAAATCCTCCAGCACCAACAAACACAAGATTGTTATTCAATAATTTAACTGAATTGACGGCACTCGATGTTCCTATTGATACGTTCGACCATGAAACTCCATCATTGGAAGATATTACGGTACCACCACTTCCACCTACCCAAAATTTACCAAAAGCATAGGTTGTTGAGAGTAATGAAGCTGTTACATTGCTTGTCTGTGGTGTCCAAGTTGTTAGATTTGATGAAGTAGACAAATTACCGCTTGTTCCAACTGCAATGTATTTTCCATCTCCGTATGCAAGCGCCCTAACTGCGCTGCCGGAATTTACACCAGTTGAAGTTGCCCAAACATAACCATTTGCGGAATAATGGACATTACCATTGCTTACTCCAGCCACAAAATAGCCATTTTCATATATAACGTCCCAAACAGTAGCCGTACCACCAGTAATATTTTGTGCTATCCAGTCGTCTCCATAACCATCATTCAGTGCTACTGGTGCAGTTGCAGATAATTCAAAACCGGCAGCATACGTATCGATGTAATCCGTTGAAGTATCTTCCGCTGCGGCATTTCCATTAATCCATAAGAAAGGATCATTACCAGAAACTATTCCTCTTGCTGCATCGTAAACGTACCAGTTTCCATTTGTACCAGTTCGATTGATATTCTTTATCAAAACAAATCGAGCGCCAGTTGTAAAACCACAGTCAATCTGATTTACATTTCCTACGCCTTTACCAATATAATAGGAAACTTTTGAAACACCAGGAACATCACCCATCAAATATGCAACGAGATTATCTCCACTTTGATTGGTTGAAGTGCCAGTTCCTACGGTAAATACTGAAGATGTTGGATCTGTGCCATTGAATACACTAAACTCCGATGAACCCCTAACTGCATCTCCGCCTGTTGTGAGGAGCAAAGTTCCGTTTGGACCCAAATCATAAAAATAAACTTCTGTATTTCGTGATGCTGTGGAAACATTTTTTATCCACATCATTTTAGGGACTGCGCCAAGATTATGGCTAATTGTTCTTGCGACACCTGTTCCTGTGTATGTAACTATATCTAAGAAACCTGGCGCACGTGCAAATGCTTCTACTACTTGATTACTTGTTACCGTGCTTTGATTCAACTGTGATGTAGCATCGTTTCCAACACCAAAACCATTCATTGCAGAGAAAGAATTGCCGTAGCCTGTTCCAGCAATAAATGTGGGTGTCATCAAAGAGTCTGAATCATTTACTTGAGCAGAGGCAGCGCCAGTTAAGAAATATTGATTACCACGTTTTCTATCGCCTAGAACAAAACCATCGACTGTCGCTGAACTTCTTTGACGAGCTAAAATCATGTCTGTCAAAATGCCAGTAGGAACTAGTCTGTTATCTACGTTTGTTCCAGTGTATACAACGGGTTGAAACACAGTGTTTGCACTTGTTGGAACTTTCATCGGACCACGACGAATGGTGATGTAGATGTAAGTGTCACCAGATGCATTGACAGTGCCTTGATTAGACTTAATCGAAAACCCAGTGGAATCAAACACCAAATATTGCTGACTTTGTTCACCGGATGTCTCATTGGCTTGAAGTGCGAACGCTTGTGCTGATGTGGCCGTAGGCACTACACCACGCACAGCATCAAACATAAACCAAGAGCCGGTGATACCACCAGTAGTACCATTTTTGAGTATAATCCATTGCGGCTCATATCCAAGTGTCACAGTCGGCCCCGCCACAAGAGAGCCATTACCGACATAACTTCCACAACTAATTATATTATCTGTGCCAAAGTCACCAAAACCACCCGCATCATGAGCGAATAGATAAGCAACATAAGTACCACCATTGACGTTTGTGTCTGCACTGCCTCCTCCAACGGAAAAAACTGTGCTAGTCGGCGTAGTTGCATTCCAGTTACTTGAGTTATCTGATCCGTTTGTTAAATTTAAAAACAGTTGAAATCCGTTACCTATACTTCTATGGTAAGTGTACCAATTTCCTGATGTAGATGAGTCTGTTCTTTTTACAATAATGCACCCAGGCACAGACCCAAGATTGTGAGAAATAGTTCTTGCAGTTCCGTTTCCCGTATACGTCACGACATCAAAAAACTTTGCCTGCCTGCGGAATGTCCATGACGCATAAAGAGCATTGAGAGTGTTTAGTTTTGAAAGAGAACCAATATTAAAACCATCTTGATTAAAAACATTTAATCCCGTTGTCTGTGTCGTTTGTGCGGCAGTTGAATTTGTTACAAGGTCAAGTGTCGCACCACGAACAGTATCATAGATTGCATGATCGGCCGAAGCGGAACGAGCTTTTATCCATACCATGCCACCTTTTCCACTTCCAGGTGTTGTAAATGGACCAAATGTTGAAGATGAGACACTACCATTTGTTACAACGGAATAAGCGTTCGTTGAGGCGTCAGTAAACGGTGAAGTTCCTTGAAGTAAAAGAAGAGATGTTCCTGAGATAGCAGTCAACGGTGCTGTTGGTGGAGTAAAGTTTGCGGTATAAACTGCTGTTCCTTTGACAACACGAAGTCCTGCCATATATCCTGTTACAGTTTCATAACCAGCAACTGGAAGACCTGATCCGCCGCCAATATTTACAGCAGTAAGATTAGTTGTTCCTTGAGTTCCTCCAGTAGCAGACACATTGAAAACTCCATTAAAATATACACGTACGGTAGAACCATTTCTAACAACGGCAACATGTGACCATTTATTCAAAATATCGCCATTATATGATGCTGACATAATACCCGAACCACCTGCTTGAACATAAACAGTTGTTCCGGCTTCTGCAATATAATTACAACGAATATCAACATCACCAGTTTGTGTGCCATCACCTTTGCTGGATAAAAACACCATCGCATCACCAAATTGCATTGGGTATACCCAAAACTCTATGGTAAAATTATTTGATCCAAAATCAAGAGGCTCACCTGTGTTGATTTTTAAGTAATCTCCATCTCCAGTAGGAAAATATGCGCTACCTGAATTTGTGGATAAATCACCTAATTCAATTGAATTCTGAATTTGAATAGGGTTACCGGTTCCCGAATAGAGATAAGTGGAAAAAACTTCCTCAACATAAATTGCTGCGGGTGCAGCAGGTCCAGAAGGAAAAGGAAAACGTCTAAGGCTCAGTCGATTTGAACTGAACTTATATGTTGATAACTTTTTACTCTGAAGAGTACCTACACTGAACTTTTTTAGGCTCATTCTTAGAATACTTCAGTGCCAAATGCAGAGAACGATAGAAGCGAACTGTTTGCATTGACAGAAACAATAGAGCCTGCGTTCAAAGTAACACCTAAAGTCAACGTAACTGTATCTCTTCCTGGCACATTGACACTGTATGCAAGATAATTTGCATTTGCTACAGCAGCACTTGAAGTGTTTGCTGCAATTCTAAATGAACCACCGTTTGCAGCACCTTCATCCAGGTTCGCCACAGTAATTGATGAAATGATAGCAGAATTGCCCGCTGGCACTGTGTAAAGAGTGCTGAGTACATTTGCTGTCGGATTTCTTTG